TTTACTAGTATACTTACTAGCATAGTTATATCCAGTACCAATACGTTCCCAAGTTGGTATTTCCCAAACCCAGCCGTATCCTAGTGCGACAGAATTGGTATATAACCGTAATTCTTTTTCTTTATCTTTGTAAGGTCTAGCTGCGGCCCAAGCACAATCGGTATAAGTTTTATTATTAAACTCTCCCCAAGGTTCTTCTAGTACATCTTCGATTAATGCACGTTTAAACCCTGTGCAGTCAAAAAATAAATCTCCAGTAATTGTTCCGTCGTCTGTATCTAAACTTGTAATATAGCCGTTTTCGTCAGTCTGTGCGCCATTAACATCTGTGACTACATGTACTACACCTTTTGGCAAACAATATTCATCACGCAAATATGCATAAAATTTGTGTGTGTCAAAGTGCCATGCTGCGTCTTTTTGTAATGACCAAATACCATCACCAAACATAGTAACCGGAACTTTATTTGAATCTAAACATTGTGAGATAGGAGACATATCGTTAACTAAATCTTCAAAAGGCACTTTAGTAAGATATTGATGTTGAAACCATTCTGCTACATTAAAGAATCTCTGATCTAATCTACCAAATGGATAATGAAATCCTACTTTATCGTTTTTATGAAAGTTTTCAAATCGAATACTTAGCTTGTTAATAGCATTACATTTTTTGATAAAATCAATATCAGGTATTCCTAAATACTCTTGCCATCTACGCATAAGTTGTGTAGTACTTTCGCCAACTCCTACTACAGGCTTTGTTGGCGATTCGACTATTGTAATATTTTTATTAGGAAATGCTTTTACCATAGTGGCGGCCGTCATCCAACCTGCACTTCCGCCTCCCACAATTACAATATTCTTAAATTCCACTATAAGCCCTTTGATACATTATATGCTACTATTATTTAGTTGGGTGTGAGAGATGTAGAAATAAAAAAAGGCTCCGAAGAGCCTTTTAATATTTGGAGTATACTTACGTTTTTATTAGTTAAATGCCTGGAACAGGATCTTTAGATTTATCTGTCCAACCACTGTATCTTTTCCAGCACGGTAAGTCTTCTGTGCTTGAATTACATGGCTTATCATTACTTGGCTCATGTGTATTTCTTCTAACCATTGCTTCTTCTTCAGTGATTAGTTCTGGTGTTTCTGGTGCAGGTATCATTGATTTTACTGTAGCAATGTGTGATGCCCACGGTCCTGAAGCAGAAATCGTTCCTGATTCTTGAATTTCGTGGAACAACATATCTAACTGTTCACCTACTTCACCATAAGCAACTCTACGTGCTTCTGAATCTTGTGTGTATGGGCCATCTCTTTCAACCCAAACCATTTGTTGTTGCTGTGGAGACCATTCTAATGTCCAGTCCATTTCAATTTCGTCTGGTGCATCAACCCACTGCATTTTTGCATCTGGTCCGTTATAAATTTCGAACTCTTCGCCTGGGTTTCTAATATCCTGTACCCAGCCTTGAAATCCTATAAGTGCTTTTTTCATGATTTAATATACTCCTATTTGTCTATTATTTATTACTTATATTCCTCAACGACTACTAAGCCCGGTCTTCCATCTGAACCTCTATGTCCATGGAAGTACCCACCTGTACCGCCTGTACCTGGTGCACTGTGTCCCTGGTGATTGTGTGCAAAGTGTCCACCCTGTGGATGTCCTGCTGGTGCAGCACCTCCAAAGTATGTAGCGCCTCCAGGCCCAGCACTATGGTGATGACAACCGCCGCCACCTTGGTGAATATTTAAGTTACCACCCGAACCGTTACCACTAACGCCTCCTGAGTGTTGATTTTGTCTATTGGCTCCATGTCCTGCACTTGCTGACATGTAAGGTCCAAAGCTAGTGGCATTTCCATTACCACCTGCACCTGAATAATATGTACCTCCACCACCGCCACCGATAGTAATACCTACACTACTAATACCTGTGACATCCATAATTCTTTCTGAGTAACCACCAGCACCACCTGACTCTCCGTGACCACTTGCGCCACCGCCTCCGCCGACTAGTTTAACTCTAATATATCTTACGCCACTTGGTCTGTTCCAAGTACCGTTACCTGTAAAAACTTGTATACCTGAGAAGCCTTCATTTCTATATTCTAAAGCATTACCTGCTGAGTTTGCAGAAAGAATAGTATGATTTCCGCCAACACTTGTAAGTCCAGTACCACCTCTACTAACTGGTACTGTACCTGTTACTACATTTGAACCTAAGTTAACAGCAGCATCTGCCAGTTTGTTTGAGTCAACAGCGCCAGCTGCAATATCGTCTGCTGCAACTGTAGTAGCAGCTATTTTTGATCCTGTTAGTGTAGCATCAATAAATGCTTCACCTGTGTACCGCTTTAGTGTTTGATAGTTAAATGCCATTTTAATAAAACTCCGTTACTATGATTAATCCCGGTCTACCGTCGGCGCCTCTATGTCCACTAAAATAACCTGCTGTTCCACCTGATCCAGGTGAACTATGTCCTTGGTGATTGTGTGCAAAATGCCCACCTTGTGGATGTCCTGATGGACCTGGTCCACCAAAGAAACTTGCTCCTCCCATACCTGACGAACGTTCTTCGTGACAACCTCCACCACCGCCGTATATGTTTAGATTTCCGCCGCTTCCGACTCCTGATAATCCACCGTTATGTTGATTATGTCTGTTTGCACCGTGTCCGCCTGATGCACTTAGATATGGACCAAAACTTGATCCGCCTGCATTACCAGCAGCACCAGAGTAGTATGTTCCGCCGCCACCACCTGCAACAGTACAAGTTACTGAGCTAATTCCTGACACATCTAAAATTCTTTCTGAGTATCCACCAGCTGCACCAGCTTCGCCGTGGCCTCCGCCACCTCCGCCGGCACCTTGTACTTGTACCATAATGTATCTTACACCACTTGGTTTACTCCAAGTACCTGTACTTGTGTAAACACTCATACCTCTAATACCCGTTGGTGCAAATGTTAAATTATTATTACTTGAATTCATTGTTAGTGCTTGATATGCACTACCGACGCCAGTTTGTCCTGTACCACCTTTACTAAATGCCGCTGTACCAGATACTACACTACCACCTAAATTAACAGCACCTGCTGCCATTTTACCACTAGTAATAGAGCCATTGGCTAGTTTTGCATTTGTGACCGAATCTGTTCCTAAATCTGCACCTGTAACAGTAGCACCATCTAAGGAAGTATTGCTTAGTCTTTTAAGTGTTTGATAATTAAATGCCATTTTCTTCCATACTCCTTAATAGTAATTAGTCACAATAATCAATCCAGGTCTACCATCCGAACCTCTGTGTCCGTGGAAGTGAGCTCCTGCTCCACCTGTACCTTGTGCTGTGTGATTTTGATGATTGTGTGCAAAGTGTCCACCTTGTGGGTGATTTCCTGGGGCGCCTCCGCCAAAATATGTATTTGCTGTACTTGCTGCACTACGACTGTGGTGTCCGTAACCACCGCCACTATGTAAATTTAAATTACCACCTGATCCATTACCACTAACACCACCTGAGTGTTGATTCTGTCTATTTGCTCCGTGTCCTGCACTTGCACTTAGATATGGTCCAAAACTTGAAGCATTTCCGTTACCAGCTGCGCCGGAATAATATGTACCTCCACCGCCACCACCAATAGTAACTGATACAGAAGAAATGCCGGTTACGTCGATATACTTTTCAGAATATCCACCTGCGCCGCCACCTTCGCCGTGGCCACCGCCACCGCCTCCTGCTCCTTGTACTTGTACTCTAATATATCTTACACCACTTGGTCTACTCCAGGTAGTACTTCCTGTGTAAACATTCATACTTGCAATACCGTGTTGATCAGTAGTTAGTGATGATCCGTTACTTCTTACAGCTCTGTACGCACCACCGCCACTATTAATACCTAAACCACCTTGTGCAACTGATAAAGCACCAGTTGTTTTAGCACTTCCTAAATCTACAGCACCCGTAGCCATCTCAGCAGACCCAACTGCTCCGGCAGCTATGTTTCCAGAAGTTACAGTTGTGTTCGCTAAGTCTACTTGTGCTAGACTTCCGTCTACAATTGCAGCCCCTGTAACTTTCTTTAACGTTTGATAATCAAATGCCATTTTTTTCTATGCTCCTGTTAAATTGATGCCACTAACCAACCACTTGCTGCGTCAGTATATTCTAATGTAAACGATGCACCATTGGTACTTACAGTCATATTATCAGAAGCTCTCATAATTTTTAAACCATTAGCACCAACTGTTAAGTTGTTACTACCGAATGTTCCTGAATAATCTTGGAACTTGATTGTATCACCTTCTACTGGAGAACCTGGTAATGTTACCGTAACTGGTCCACCTGCACTATTAACAATATAGAATGTATTTGACAGAGCTGCTGTTGCAGATGTAATTACTACTCTTGGTAACTCTCCAACTATGTGCCATTGTACCGCGTTATGGTTATAAACTTCTAGAATATTTTTAGAAGTATTATAATATAAAGCACCGGAGTTAGCACTAGAGGGGCGTTGAGCAGTAGTGCCAGATGCAATCAGTGGCTGATCGTTAAGTCCTTGTCCTACTATTCTTCCCATGTTTATCTCTCCTTATGCTGTTGAAGTTTCAATACCTAAGCACACAGCCGATACGTTAATTGCGTTTGATCTAACAACAACGACCTTAGATGCGTCAAGCACTATACCTGTTCTTTCTAGTACACCGTTTGCAGTTACCTGTGAGTCATACTCTATGTAATCTGCGTCTGCTGGTGTTCCAGAGGAACTAACTGCTATCCTTACTGTTGCAGCACTTGAAGACCTGTTACAGATATTTACCGTTACTACGCTAAAAGTATCTGCAGGTACTGTGTATAGGGTAGTGTCAGTAGCCGCTGCAAGGTCCGCTGTCCCTAAAATTCCTGTTGCCATTATATTTTTCTCCGTTTATAATTTATTTCTAGTTTAAGAAGTACTGCCAAGCAATTGGAAGTCCTCTAACTCCACCTTTGAAATTCAGGTTAGCATTAACTTGAATTGCCGCTTGTGTAGTTGTAGTTATCTGTGTTCCAGCAATATAAATTGAACCTGCTGTAACACTATTTACGTTAAGTGATGCACCACCGCCACCAATTTGTGAACTAATGTAAGCCTTAATAGCTCTTTGTGTTGGTACAACACTATCACTATCTGCTGTGAAGAATGGGTCTGTACTAAATTCTTCAATTGAAGCAGATCCTCCACCTAGCGTAACTTCACCAAGCGTAAGTTCTTGTAGTCCTGCAATGTTAAATGCATCAGCATTCAATGTTGCAACACCAGTTGACTGTTCAACACTAAACAATCCACCAACTCTAAAGTTACCATCTTGGTCAGTAGCAGTGTAGAATACTCTACCACCGTTACGTTCTCTAGTTTCGTTGGCTTGTATTGGATCTTGTGTTGGAAGCCCTGGATAATTGGTTTCAGTAAAGTTACCTGTACCAATATCTAGGAAGTCATGTCCTGTTAAACGTACCTGCGAGTACTTAATTCTAGTTGTTACACTAGTACCGTGTGCAGGAACATTAATAACTTTCATATCCGGTGATACTTGTAAGAAACATGTATAAGCACCTGGGTTTGTACCTAGTTGTGTTACAATGTTAACAAGTTTAAACGTTTCATTTGGTAAATGTCCAAACACAACGTTTGATCCTGTTACCGGAATATTTGTAAGTTGTCTAACAGCAATGAACGAACCACTTTGGAAGAAGTCAGCAAATCCATCACCACCTGTTAAGTCAGCGGAAGCTGAAACATATCCAGTTCCTCTGCTAAGGAATGTTGGGTTTGCTAATACACCGTTACCAATTCTAACTATAAACGGTACTGCGTAAATCTCACTTGGGTCAGTAATAGTTAGTGTTGGAACACTATCATATCCTGCACCTGGTTCAATAAGTCTAATTGAAAAGATCTTGTTCTGTGCAACAAACGTTCTAGCTTTTGCTGTAACACCTAGTCTTGATCTTGAAGCAATTGCTCCTGCAACAACTGGTATTGTTACCCAATAACCTTTTTTGCCTGATACACCATGTCCACATGCCATATAACCTTCACCTACTTGGTCTCCAGTTACACCTTCTAGTGATTTCCATGTCCAGTTAAATCCGTCTTGCGATGTAGCAACATCATTAAAGCCGTCTAATCCGTCTATGTATGCTGTAGCAACAAACTGTCCTTGTCCGTATTCAACTCTTTGCAATCCTGAAACTGCTGTTGAGTCTGGAGCACCCATTGGCATCGCTACCCATGTTGCGCCATCTAATGACATAGCACCTGTGTTTGTATTACTTGCTACTGCAACAAAGTGTCCGTTACCCCATGCAACATCTGTCCAAGCACTACTTGCTGGAAGTGTTGTTGCTGTCCAAGTTACTGCATCTGTTGAGTATTCAACAACTGTTGAGCTCGGTTTAATTGCAACAAACAATCCTTTACCGTATTCAATTCTTGTATGTCCACTATTGTTAAGTGTTCCTGTAAGATCCCACTCAACTCCATCTAGTGAAATAGCAACTGTAGTCGATCCTGCTTGTACTGCAACAAACTTGCCTTCACCGTATGTAACATCAGTCCATGTTCCACTTGATGGCATAGTAGAAGTTACCCATGTAATACCATCATCGGAGTATGCTGCTGTTGCACTACCTGTTGCTACTGCAACATATCTACTTTGTAATGCTACAGTTGATCCATCGTCGATCAACCCGTGTGCTATAGATGTCCAGTTAGCATTTGGCATAACGTTTGCTGTCCAAGTTTTACCATCGGTACTGTAAGCACCTGCTGCTGCACTTGATTTAACAGCTACCCATGCACCTTCTTGTGCTGAACCTGCTGTTTCAATTTCTAAAATTACACCTGTAGTACTTACTGCTACAACTGTTACTGTAATATCATTTGTAGTTGCTGCGCCTCCAACATTATTACCAGCAATAGTAAATGTATCGTAACGTGTATATCCTGTTCCGCCACTTACAATTGTTGTAATGTATTTTCCACCGTTTTTAACAACTTGGAAACTAGCACTTGAACCACCACTGTTATTATATGTTGCACTTGGTAGGTAAACTCCTGTTCTTGCACCCCATAAAACATCTTGCCACGCACCACTTGTAGGAAGTGTTACACCTTCTGAACTATCAGTTGGAGCACTAAATACCGCTCTTGGTTCAACTGTATATGTTGATGAAGCATCTGGAGCAACAATTGCTGTACCTGCCACAATGTGATCAAATCCTGATGCACCTGTTGACTCTTTAGTAACTGCTGCAATTTTAGTACCACTGTTATATGATGCAATAATACCGTATTGTCCAACACCTGCGCCGCCTGTAACGTTAACTCTCATACCAACGTATGCTGAGCTAATCTCTGCGTCTGTTGCAGCAAGTGTAAGGCTTGTTGTAGTACCAGCCTGACAAGTGTTTGAGTTAGTAATGTAACCAAATCCACCAAAGTTACCGTCTGCTTCTGGAGCATTAGTACTGTCGTCTACATTATCTTGTAGGAATACTTCGTGTACACCACCGTCTCTATACTCATCTGCCTCTGCTGTTGCGCCTGTACCAGCACCTGAAATTAACCAAGTTGCGTTAGTATATTCGTTACCAGCATTAGTAAATTCAAATGCGTAAACTTGTTGTGCATTATCAGTTTGTACACTACCAACTGTAGCTTCAAACTGGAATTTGTTATCAACAATAGCAGTGTTTGGAGTTTCAGTATTATCAAATCCTTCTGCTACTGAACCAAAGTCACCATATGAGTTGTTACCGTTTGTACCTCTAATTCTACCACCGTTTTCTGACAAGTAACCTACGTGTGAGTAATATGTAAACACTGATACAAGCTCTGCTCTACCATTGTTTGTTACCCAAGCACCGATACCGTCGGATATAACCTGTGTAAAGTCGTTACTAACAATCGAATCGTTACCACCATTGTGTAGTGCGCCATCAATCTTTTGACCAATTGCACCAGCACCAAGTGTTGTTACGTTTTGTACGTATGGTGAACGTTCAATAATCCATGTTGAGAAATCATCTGGACCATACCCTGGATCAAGTGATACATAAGAACCACCTGAAACTCTTGAAGTTCCTAATGCATTTGGAGCAAGTAAGTCACCTGCCATGTTTGCAAGAGTTTGGTTTCTAACACCAGTAGCGTTTCTTACATAATAGAAGTCTTCCTGATCTCTTACACCATGTACTGCGTTACCGTAGTATCTTGCAGCCATTAATGACTTGTAGTTACCATGATATTGGAAGTCATACTTGAGTGCATCAAGTATTCTATTCATATCTCTTTCACATTTTGCACTGTTGTAGTCAAGCATAACAACCATTGAACCAGATGCATCATCTATTGCCATCGCAGTAGAATCGTTTCTAGTTTTTGCAACTGTAAATTTAGTGCTTGAAATAATTTTGTTTACATAGTAAGTTGTTCCTACTTCAAAACCATTTCCTCCAGCTACAGCTGGCGGACTTAATAATGTTCCGCTAACTTTAATTGCAGTACCAATTCTTAACCAACTAGTATCACTAATTGTTAAAGAATCATCTGATGCTGCTGTTGCTGTACAAGTATCTTTGTATGTGTCTTGTACCCATGCTGTAGATTCACCAATAATAAAGTTTCTGTTTCTTTCAATCTGTAAAATTGCATAGTGTGAATTTCTTACTTCAGAAACACATGGTGATCCTTCATTTGAACCACCGTAAACTACGTCATCTAAGTCTTGCATCAATATGTTAATACGTGCAATCGCTGTAGCGTCTCCGCCTACGTTTGCTATTGCTTGTGTTCTTACATATTCAAAAGCAGCTCTTGTAGTTGCTTTTTGATTTAAGTCGTAAACATCTTTAGCTGTTGCTCTCAAGTATGAAAGTGCAGCTCTCATTGTTTGTTCGTTACTGTTTGTAGCAAAGTCAAACATAACTGCTTCCATGATCATTCTTGTATCACGTAAACACTTAGTTTGATTGTATAATACTTTTGCTGTTGTGCCGTCTGACTTAAAAGCATTCGGATATACATGATCGCCATTGAAGCAATTAAACACAATATTTGCTAGTGTGAATGTATCTTCAATTGCTAAACCGTGTACTGCATCAACAGTAATATCCATTACACCTGTGCTGTTATTATATGTAACTGCTGTAATGTTTAATACTGTTCCGTCAGCTTTAGTAACACTACCACCACTTACATATGTGTGAGTATATGCACTTGTACCAACATAAGTTTCAATTCTTGTTGTTGACGGTACAGCTTGTACTCTATAATCAGTATGGTAATTACCTGGATTTAAGTGATTGATAACTCCTGTTATAACGGTCTCTTGCGCTGCGTCTAAGGTCGTTACAGCGTTGATCAATGCTGTTGTACTACTTACACCGTTCGTTAGTGCAGGGAAGTTTGTAGCGTTTGCTATAACTGTTAAACTTGTTCCGTCTGTAACTGTTTGTGTACTACCACCAAATGTTGCAGACAATGTAAATGTGTTTGCATCTGGTGCAGTTTTAATCCAGTATGTACGTGTTTTATATAAAGCGCCACTACCTGTACCGTATGTAGTTCTCATTGCAATTGAATCGCCAACCTGTAAACCGTGGTTAGCAGATGTAAGTGTATTACTTGATGCTGCTGTAATTACAATATTTGGTTGATCATTTGGATCACCAATTACTGCTGTAATAATATCAAGTGCTTCACCAATAAATGTTGAAGCTGCTGCACTACCTGCTGTTCCTCTTACTTGAGGTACAACACTTTGTAATGCTGTAATAGTAGTATTAGTTGAAGCATCTTGCATTATTGCTTTTAATTTGTTATATGCTGCAACAGTTGCTCCGCCTTCTACTACACCTACGCCTACTCCATCGTCTAAGTATGCTAAAGCAGCAATCCTTGACATGCTCTTACCACCATAAGTTAAGTCGTAACAAACAGAGTCAACAATATAACCTACATCTTCACGACATTTCGCTTTACTGTGTTTTACATTTGGATAGTTAGCAGTAATAAATGCAACTACTTCTTCTTTAAAGAATTGTTTGTTTTCTCTAAGTCTAGCTCTTGCATCACCGTAACCATTTAAATATGCAGCGTTGTATCCTGTAGGATCAGTACTGTTTCTTAATTCAAATTCACCGACTCTATAGTCGATTTGTTTTTGCATTGATCTAATTAAACGTTCAACATGTGTTTCTTCTACTGTGTCAGCAAAAGGAACAGCAATGTCTTGTGCATAAGGGTTAGTTGAAGTTTTAGTTACGCTTACACCTTTAATAATATCACCAACAACGCCTTCTAAACGTCCTAATGCAGCAATTGTATATTTTGCATCAGTCATATTTGTAATTGGTCCTGCAGGTCCAACGTTTGTGGATCTAACTTCTTCACCAAGCACAACAGTATTTTCTGGAACAATAATTGGTCCAATTTCTCTGTACTGTCCTGTTTTAATTTTAATTGTGTTCTGTGGAACATATCTTGCAGGAATATTATCAGCATTACCTGCTGTAATTGCATCTGTAATAATTTTTAAACCTGCTGCAAGTACAGTACCTGAAGTTGGTTCTGCAATCAATGTTGAATTTTTATATTGTGCAACAACAGCAGTTGAATTATCACCGTTTGTAGTTTGGTAATTAGTTGTTGGATCAGTTTGTGCTAATACACTGTTAACTAGTCCTAACATGTATGTATATGCTGCTACTGAATTTGCTGCTTCTGCTGCTAAGTTTGCGTATGGTCCTGCGTTAAATCCTGGTTCGTAAAGAGCTCCAACAAATGCGTTTGCAGCACCTCTTGTTCTCTTGTTACCACCATGACACATGTCATAGATCATAGCATCTAATATTAGTCCAGTATCTTTTTCACAAAGATCAGCTTGGTGACTAAAACCATCCCAGATACCACTTCCGCCTGCGTTGGCAATTTGATATTCAATCCATTCATTAACTTCACGTTGTATAAATGGTCTATTCATTTCAAGCAAATGTCTTGCTTCTGGATGTCTTGGACCGTTTAATACTGCTTCACAAGCATATCTAACTGATGCAAATGGTTTATCTAATGTTGCACCATGCACTGGATATGGACTATCTTGTCCATGTGGAGCAACGTAGTAAACGTAATCGTTTGCACCCATTGAACGCCATTCTGGATAGTTTGCTCCAGCTTGTAAAACTTGTCCTTCTACACCAATTGGAAGTCTAGCAACACCAGCACCACCGTAGTAAACCAAATCACCTTTTGTTGTTAGTAGTGAAGTTTCACTACCTGTAATCATTTGGTTCCAGTAAGTACCTGTTGTGTCTTGGTCTGGACGACTGTTGTCTGCTCCACCACCAGCTGCACCAATTGTTGATCCATCATCGCCTTCTGATCTGTGTTTGTTAATACACACATATGCGTTGTCACCGAACTTAACACAATCGCCTACATCGTATTCATAATCGTCAGCCCATGTGCCTGCCCAGTAAAAACCACTTGATAGTTTGCTCCAGTAATTAGGTTCAATTGGATGAGCTGCAACTCTTGCAGTCATTGATCCTGTACCTAGAGTTGGTGTAAATACCGTTCCGCCATGTGCAATTGAAATTGTAAATGTTGTTGCATCATCAACTGTCTTAACGTAGTATGTTGCACCTTCGTTAACGTTACCATATGTAGCACCGCTAAAGTATATTGACATACCAACAGCCATTCCTGTTGTGGATGCCGTTGTAAATTTGTTTGTTGAGTTACTTGATGCTGTTATCGTAAAGTCGTTACTTGGCGAATCAACTATAGCAACATATGACTGTCCTTTAACTGCTACAACTTGACCAATTTTATAATCTGTTGCATTGCTCCAGTTATTCTGGAAGTCAAAACCTTTACCAAATAATGCAAAGTTTGTAGTATCAGTTGAAGGATTAGTCGAACCTGAATGATATGCTATTGCAACGTATTGGTTACCACCGTATGATACAACATCACCTGGTTGGTATACTGTTGAGTTGCTCCAAGCATTTTCATATTCAAAGCCTTCGATAAACTGTGACCAGTTTGCTGCGTCAGTTGCAAAAGTTGTTGCATTTGAAGTATGCTGTGTAGTACAAATATATGTACCAGCACCTTGCTTAACAATGTCATTATATTTGTATCTTGTATTTCCTGTCCAAGCACCTTTGTATTCTAGTCCTTGGTTAAAGATATCCCAGCTAGATTGATCATTTTCTAAACCACTAGCGGCAGTACTAGCAGAAGTATGACCTGTGTTCGCAACATAAGTTGTTCCACCATATCTAACTAAATCGTTAATTTTATATCTTGTAGAAACAGCCCAATCACTCTTCCAGTCAAAACCTTCAGCGTAAGCAGTCCATTTAGAAAGATCATTTTCAAGACCTAATGAAGCAGTAGCGGCAGATGTATGCGGAGTAGAACAAATATAAATCTGTCCACCGTACTTAACTAAGTCGTTTGTTTTGTAATAAGTTGATGTAGCCCAATCGCCTTTCCAGTCCTGACCGTCTGTCATCTGGTTCCATCTTGAAGGACTTACGTTCAAGTCTACATAAAAATCTGCATCACTTGTGTGTCCTGTAGTACAGATAAACGTTTTACCGCCATATCTTACTACATCGTCTTTGTAGTAGACTGTAGGAGTGGCCCAATCGCCCTTCCATACAAATCTAATTCTACCTAATTTAAACTCTGCCATGTTTATCTACTCCATAGTGTTCCATTGTATTTACCATTAATTTGTTATCTTCTAATATTAGTCTCATATTAATCAGTCCTAACACCTTTGTGCTCAAAGCTTCGATAAAACATAGCTTGAGATAGATAACTTCCACCAATGCCCGCTTTCGGACCTTGTAATTCAAACATCACTGGGATGTTAACTGCTTGTCCTGCTGTATTACCAATTTCATTAGGACCTATCTTAACTGTACCTGCGATAAAGCTCGCTGTTAACAAGTCTGCTCCACCAACGTTAAGTCTATTTGTTAAGTACGCTTTAATTGCTCTCTGTGTAGGAATAATGTTGTTTGAATCTGCAATAAACAACGGATCTGTTGAGAACTCTCTAATAACTGTACCAGTACCACCAACTCTAATTCCACCTAGTGCAAGTTCTGTAAGACCTGCTAAGTCAAAGAAGTCAGCACTAATAGTAACAATACCTGTAGACTGTTCAACAGCAAACAATTCACCAACTCTAAAGTTACCTGATTGGTCTGTACTTGAGTAGAACACTCTACCACCATTTAATTCTTGTACCTCATTCTCTGGATAAGAAATATAATTTTGTACATATAATCCCGGATAGTTAGTTTGTGTAAAGTTACCTGTACCAATATCTAGGAAGTCGTGGTTTGAAATTCTACATTGTGAATATCTAGTGTTAATTGTTACACTGTTACCATGATCTGTTGTTGGGTCGTCCTCAATTTTAAGTTCAGGACTTACTCTAAATCTTAGCGTAAAGGTTCCACCAGTATCAACACTTTCTTGTTCAATAACAACAACTGTATAAAGTTCTGGATTTCCGTTAAGTCTTAACTGCGCACCTGGGCCAATAACAACTGGCATTCCAGAAACTGTTATAAACTTGCCTACAGGAATAATATCTGCAAAACCATCACCTGTTACAGTAACAGTAGTTGTACTTGTTTTATATGCAGTACCTCTGTTAGTCCAACTTGGCTGTGCTAACACACCGTCTGCAAATCTTGTCATATCCATTTCAAGTTCACCAGTGTTGTTAGGATCAATAACTGTAAACCCAACAGGAGTATTAACAGGATCATAACCTGAACCTGGATCCCAAAGTTTTACAACTCCAATTGATCCAGCAGTTACATCTGCTCTACCTTTAATTGTAGCACCTGTGTAAACAACTTTGTGAGTAAATTTAACATCACGGTCTAATACTACCCATCTACCTTTTCTATTATCTAAACCATCTGTATTATCTGCATCTGGATTACCAAATACACATCTGTTCCAGTTTCCAATTTGTCCAATGTCTCTCTCGGTCCACTGTATTCCGTCTGGTGATGTGTAAATGTATTGTACCGGTCCTGAAGTTGCATCTCCTGAAATAGTTCTACCTGCTGTATCGTAAAGTGCCATAAACACACCTTGGCCATATTTTAGATCGTTCCATTGTAATATTGTTGAACCATCTATTAATGGCATAGTTGCCGGATACCAAGTTTCTCCATCGAATGAATAACCAATATCGCCAGTGTCTGACATAGCAACAAATCTATTATTACCAAATGCAACACGGTTCCAATCTTTTTGCGTACTGTCTGCAACAACGTCCATGATATAAGTTGCCCAAGTAATGGTTGTACCGTTCCATGTTCCTATTGCTGCTAAGTTATTACTATTTGCAATTGCAACAAATTTTCCTGCACCGTAAGTTACACTCACCCATTCGTTAATAGTTGAGTCACCTGCTGCTGGAAAGTTAGCTGCTGACCAAGTTGCGCCACCGTTAGTTGATATCGCTGCATTGTTTCCTGCACTTGCAACTGCAACAAATACGTTTGATTCTACTTCGTCATGTATTGGATTACCGTATGCAACATCTGTCCAATTAGTATTTGCTGGTAAACTGAATGCTGTCCATTGATTACCATTTGAACTATATGCACCTACTGCTGCTGAATCTTTAATTGCAACAAACTTTCCGTTACCTGCTGCAACTGATTTCCATACACCTGCGGATGGTAAGGTTGAAGTTGCCCATGATGTTCCGTTAAGAGAGTAGTTAACAGTTGTACCTGTGTTTGCAACTGCTACAAATCTACCACTTTGTGCAAAACCTGAGTGTTCAAATGTAACAATACTATTTGTACTATCGTCAGTCACACTATGTACTGTAATTGTAATATTATTATCAGTGCCTGCACCTAAGCTACTACCTAAAATTGTAAGAGTATCGCCTATTGCATATCCAGCACCACCTTGTCTTAATGTAACTGTGTAGTCTTTGCCGAGTTTTACAATATCAAATGTTGGGTTAGCTGCTGGTACTCCTATTGTTGTACCTGTTCCTGCTCCTGTTGCACTAATAGATGTAAACACACCTGATGTTTCACCATAAGCTACATCACCCCATGTTGTACCAGCATCAAGTGTAGACACTGCATGTGAAAAAGGAGGTGCATCAAATACAACCCTTGGTTCAAATCTATAAGTTGTTCCGGTTAACAATTGCTCTAGAATTGGTTTACCTGCGACTACATGATCCCAACCTGGTGTAGCATCAGACTCTTTGTAAACTGTTACAACTTTTGTAGTACTGTTGTAAGCATGTACATAACCATACTGTCCTGTACCAGGACCTGATGTTAAAATAATTCTTAAACCTAACAGGTTTGCTTCTTCATTTTCATCGTTAGTGGCAATAGTAATAGTTGTTGCATTACCAGTTTGAGCATTGTTACCAATAAGTGTAAATCCGCCTCCACCTGCTGCTGCTGATGCTTGACCTGTAACAATCCTTGCTTCAAACATAGCATCATCTCTAGTTTCTTCTTGGAGTACTGCTGCGTTTGCACCCGAACCAATAAATGTATAGTTTGCTGATGTATAATTTTGTCCACAGTTTTTAAATTCTAATGCAAGAATCTCATCATTTACTTCTCCAGCAAATGCTGACACAATCTGTGCTTCTTCTTGTCTGTTATTAATTGTAGCAGTAATTGGTGTTTCAGTTGGGTCTGTACCATCTGCTAACGCACCAATGTAACCATATGAACAGTTACCATTAGTAGCACGTATAATTCCGCCATTTTCTGCTAGGTATCCTACCTGTGCATAGTATGTAAACACTGATACAAGCTCTGCTCTACCATTGTTAAGAACATGAGCACCAATACCATCACTAATTACCTGTGTGAAGTCGTTGGACACAATTGATTTGTTACCACCTGCGTGTAGTGAGCCATCAATTTTTTGTCCTGTACAATTGCTACCAAATGTAGATACACCTTGTATATATGGAGAACGTGTTGTAATCCAAACTTTAGTATCTGCTGTACCCCAACCTGGATCAAGTGAAATATAATTAGGTCCAGTTGGTCTTTGGTATTGTTCAAAAACGTTTGGTGGATTAAGTGTTCCAGTTAAACCATCTAGTGTACACTGTCTAACTCCACAGGCATCTCTAACATAGAACATGTCTGATAGTTGGCTACCATTTACCATGCTTTTGTAGAACTTACCTTCTCTTAAAATTCTGTAGTTTCCTTCATATCTTAAATCATATGCAAGTGCATTACAAATTCTGTGCATGTCATCGTTATAAATTGCACTGTCGTATACGTAATCACTGAATGTATTATCAAGATATGCTGTTGCTTCTTTCATTAAGAAGTCTTTGTTTGCAAGAATCATTCTTGCAGCATTTAATCTATTTGTTTGATCTGTAATAGTATTTGTACCACTAACAACAGGATCAGTTCCTGTACTTTGTACATGGAAGTTAATATACTGATTATAATCTGATAATCCGTTGTCAACTAAGTTTGCTGCAACTGCATCAGATGTAACTTGAACATAGTCAATAATTTCTAATCCGTCACCTGTTGGAGGTCCTGGATTAAATGTTCCTGTTGGAATAGCATCTGTAATTACTACAACATCAGCAGTGTTTCCTGATTGTTTTGTAAAAGCTGCTGCTGTTAAAATATTTCTAATAACACCTTGTAGGTGTGTTGACACAGCAATTCTGTATACAGCATCACTTGCCATAGAAGCAATTGCTAATTTTGGTTTAATTTTAGATGATCTAATTTCATCACCAAGCACAACTGTTTTAGCAGGCAAACTGATTGGTAGTATTTCTTCAAACAGACCTGTTGTTAATTGTATTGTGTTATGTGCATCTACACCATCGTCAGCTATTTCTGCTGCGTATCTAATTGTTTTAACTGGTTTGAAAGGATCAATACCCGCGTTAGCATTTGATCTATCATCTACACCGATAATTGGATCAACATAAATGTACCTTGCACTTTTACCCCAATTATCATATTCAATAGTGTCGTTTGGTCCGACCTGTAAAAGTTTTTCTGCTGTATCGATCGGAACATTGGTAGCACCTAGTGTAGATCCGTCTCCAGCAATAGTTCTGCTTAAACCAAATGTTAATAAATCTCCTGGGTTAACAAGTCCAACATTATCTGCACCTGCCATTAAAAGATCCCAGTATGTAAATCCACTACCGTTATCTCCTGGAAAGTTTTCACTACTTGCTGTGTGTTCTACATTCGCTTTATATACACTACCTCTGTAAGTGATTACATCACCTACTGCATATACTGTTGCAGTAGTCCAAGAATTTTTCCATGATTGACCTTGAATAATTAGTTCCCAGTTACCTGCATCAAGATAGTCTAATGAACTTCCGTCGTCTGTTGAATCTAGTGTAGCAACATAAATTGATCCACCTCTTTCAACTACGTCACCTGTTTTATATTGTGTTCCAGTAGCCCATGTACCTGCAAGATTTATACCTTTTGAAATAACTGCCCAATCAACCTCTGATGGTTGATAAATTGAATCTCCTGGAGTACGTGCATAGTTGTTTGTTTGTGATTGATAAACATAACCACCGTGTTGCACAACATCACCAATTGCATAATATGTTGTACCTACCCACTGACCTTGAATTTTACGTCCTGGTACTTCTAGAACAAAGTTTGCAGTAGTAATATTAGCTGTTGATGTGTGTCCTGTTAAAACTCTTAAAAGTGATCCGCCATACTTAACAAGGTCCTGCGCTCTGTATCTAGTAGCGTCGGCATATGCACCTTTGTAAGTTTTACCATAGTAATAAGTCGACCATTTAAATTGATCGTCTTCTAAACCTAATGCTGTGGTTGCTGCTGAAGTGTGTGCAGTAGAACATTTGTAAACAATACCGCCGTAATTAACAATATCACCTACACCATATCTAGTTGCAACTGTCCAATCGCTGCCCCAGTCTGCTCCTGGAACATACACTGCCCAATTAGCAATATCTGTGTTAAAATCTGCTGATGACGTGTGTCCTGTTGCAACTATCCAAAGTGTACCACCGTCATCTACAATGTCTCCGTTATAGTAAGTCGTTGCGGCAGCCCAAGCACCTCTAAATGCTCTACCATCGGACATTTTCTTCCATGCTGGTTGTGCAATAGTATCACCAGGTGGTATGTAATCTACATCATCTTTAAATGTTGCTGATGTGTGTCCTCTAAGCGCAATATATACACTGCCTCCGTACTGTACAACATCATCAATGATGTATGCAGTAGCAGTCGTCCATGGACCTTTCCATGTATATCTAATTCGACTTATCTTAAACTCTGCCATTTAGTTACTCCTAACTTGATGTTCCGTTTGGATAAGCATAGTTCTGATTAATTCGTTGAACTAACATACCTTCTCCGTCTACATAATATAATATGCTTCTTTGGTCCCACTTATATTGAGTCCAATACATATTCTCTTTATCTTTAACATGGTTAACATTAATACCATCAAAGAAGTCAACACCTGGTTCTAAGTCCTCAAAAGTTTCTTCTGGCGGACCTGGCAAGTTAATATCAATTGAGTCTTTGTCTTTCAACTGATCACTTCTTAGAAGATATAATTCACCATCTTCGTTTCTTCTTAGTGCATAAAAATATCTAGGGCTATCACCTAGTGATTCATCTGGGCTTTGTCCGAAATAATATGGATTTGCCATTTTCTATACCTCCCTATGATATCTCTACGAAACTAACTGTTGCATCAACACTTGATTCCGTATCACTTGTTATTCTTAAACCAGCCGTTGCTGGCAATATTAATCTTTCACCTTGCGTAATTACTTTAGCACTCGAACCCGGTGGTATCGGTACTGATCTTGCATAGTTACCAACTGTTGAATTTTCGTCAACAACTTGTACATCAACTACAACTGTATCGTAATCTGAATTGTTTGCAAGGTTACAACCTACTACGGTTGCTTTAACACCTTCTTGAATTTGTAATACATCAGTAGGTGTTGTTCCAATATCTGTTACTACGCTCTGTTTAAATACTGTTGGCATACTATTTCCTTTATCCTAACATCAATGCATATGATGATGCAATTGTGTTTGCTTGAATTTCTGATACCGCACCTGATGCACCTGCTGGACTTGCCCATGCAGTACCTGTCCATATTTCAATTGCTTTTGCATCTGTATTGTATCTTGTCATACCTGCAACTGCATATGAAGTTGGACGTTGTGCGTCATTACCTCTTGGTGGAACAAAACCGTTGTTGGTATCAATTTTAAAATAACCTGTTCCGCTCTGTACAATCTGTGTAATACCACCTGGTTGTACATTAGTAATTGTGTTTCCTGAAAATCTAAAGTTACCTAATCTAGCACCACCAGTTCCATTACCTTCAATAGTAAAGTCAGTACCAGTTGCTGATGTAATTGTGCTATCTCTAAATGTTAAGTCACCAATGTCAAGTGTTGGAAGATTTAATGTTGTTGTATATAAATCATTAACATGAATCTCTTTCCATCTTGTTGTTGTGTTACCTAACTTGTATGTGTTGTCAGTTTCTGGAATAAGATCACTTGCAATCGCAGCATTGAACTCGATAGTGTCTGTAGGTGCGTCACCAATAACAATGTTACCACCAATGGTAATATCGCCACCTGTGTTAATGTTACCAGAAACATACAAGTCGCCAGTAATATTTGTATTACCTACAACTTCTAATGTGCCTGCGCCATTAGGACGGAGTTCTAAATTAGTGTTAGAAACTGTTGTTGAAATTGTGTTACCTGTAAGTTGTAGATCATCTACTTGTAACTTAGAATTATAAATTACTGGATCTGAACCTGAAGGTGCAAATGAGATAGTATCAAGTGTACTGGAAATAGTGTTACCAGTAATACTTAAATTTCCTACATCTAGTTGATTGTCTACTGTGAGTGTTGTTGATCTTGTTGTACCTACAACATCGATATCCGTGGTGGGAGAAGAGTTGTTTACTCCTAAACGAGCATTGTTTACGTCTATGTAAAGTAAGTCGTTCTCAAAAGCTAAATTAACCCCGTTTCTAACGAGATTCGCCTTTAAGAGCGGACCCGAAATACGACCAATTGCCATTACGCTCTCCTTTTCACGGGGATCCTGTCCCTCTAGCCACCTTACATTGCGGGCTAACCACAGTAAAAGATCGATGCTTGGTCGGCATCAACAGTAGTATTTAGCAAATTGACTTAATTATCCGAGGATAAGGCTATAAACGTCGCCTAAATCTTCCATTAGTGATTCACTAATTTCAGCACCACCACCAGTTGCTACTGCATAGCCATCACTGGTCTGTGCGCCTACTGTTAAAGTAACATCGTTGGCCGGACTAGATCCACCTGGAAGCCTAGTTCCTGGAATTACGATCTGATCTCCTTGTTGATATCCAATTCCTTGCGATAAGAACTGGACTACTGTTAAACTGCCTGCTAATAAATTCATTCTACAACTAAACCCAGATCCGTATACGGAGTTTGTGGTAGTAGTTCCTGAAAGAATATCAGCTGCATCTGCTAATCCTGAAAATGTTCCTGTTACTGTTACTGCTTCAACAATACCTGCAAAACATTCCATAATTTGTAAATCTGTGTTCCATCTAGTATCACCAATTTCTGGTAATGCTGGACGTTGGGCATCTGTACCAGCGGGCATCTTAAATGCACTGTCGCCCATAAATCTTAAATAGCCAATGCCTGTGTTACCAAAACTAAAAGCATCGTTACCAGTATTATGGATATTATCGGTTTCTATTTTTGTTCCGTCAACATAGTAATCGCCTGTAGCAGAAACTAACATTGTATCTTCGTTTGATTGTGTTGATGTGATAGTTGGTGTTTCTAAAATCTGATCACCTGTTTCACCTCTGAAACTAAGCTGGTTACTAATCAATGCTCCCATAGGACGAACATTGTTTGTGTTTGTTAAATTATCAGGAGTATGTAATTCTGAAAATCTTCTTGGTGAAGAGTCGCGCTCGTCTTGTCCAAAACTTAATGTGTTATCAGTTTGTGGTACAATGTCTTGTGTTAAGTCGGGGTTGATAACAACAGTAGAAAAAGAACTGTCACCCACTATAACATTACCTGCTAGTGTTACATTACCATCTAGGTTAATATCTCCTGTTGCAGCCAGGTTACCTGTCATGTTTGTATTTGCATGAACATTAATAGTACCTGTACCACTTGTATCTAAAGTAACACTATCGTCTGTGCTTTTACCTTGTATAAAATTATCACTAATATCTAAATTGTCTGTTTGTAACCTTTGCCAAACAATCGAACCTTGGTCTGATGAGGGAACAATATTTAATGGTCCTGTAATTGTTGAAAATGTTGCAGGAGCGTTTATAAGAACATTATCTAGTCTTGCTTGTGATGTTGCATTAGCATTGGTTGTTGAAACATCTGTTTGAATGTCTAGGTCGTATTGAGGGGAATCTGTTTTAACACCAATTCTATTATTAGTAACATCTAAGTATAGTATTGGAGTTGCATCAAAATTGGTATTCTTAAAAGCAAGGTCGATTCCTTGTCTTTCAAGATTTGGATCTAATAAATGTCCACCTATTCGCCCTACTTGTGACATTAGTTCGAGAATCCGTAGAAGGTTGTTAGATACTTAGTAGCTGGCACCGGAGAATTAAATTTAAAATAATATCCGTCTGCGTATGGCTGATTAGGACCTGTTAAATTTCCAGCAGTGCTTTGTTCAAGTGTAAAGTTAGTTGTAGGAATTTGTAATACGTTTTCAATTAAACATAAAACGTTGTTTGCACTTGTTGATTCAAATACTGGTCCAAACACAGTTTCAACTCCATCTCCTGGTCCTAGTGTTTGTACTGTAATAGCAGAAGCCGCAGGCTGCACAACTAATTCCCAGTTGCCGCCAACATATGCTTCAATAGCAGTAATGTCAGTATTATATCTAATAGTTCCATCTGCTGTATTAGGTTGTCTTACACCTACTAGGTCTGGTCTTTGTGCTGACGTTCCTTTAGGTAACATCAAGCCGGCAGTTGTACCCATTACAACTCTTCCATAAGGATTAATTGAAATAGAATTATCACTTGGGCTGTATCTAGATGTATTCTGGTATTTTAAAAACTTCATAAGTTTTCCTCTACACTTGCATTGAACTTACTGTAACAGTAATTAAACTTGCTACAGATGTACCAACCCAAATTTCATCGCCTGAATCTAAAATAATTTTTTCATCACTGAAAAATACTGTTTCGCCTGCAGGCACAATTAAACTGTTAACAATAATGTTATCTGTATCCGGTGTATCACCAGCTTTTACTAGGTACACACTTACATTACATGTATTAACAGACTCGTCCGTAATAGTTGGAGCGCCAAGGTTACAAAGGATCATAGTAGTAATTGCGTTTACTTGTCCTGTAACACTGCCTCCAATAGGAGCACCTGTAGTTGTACTAGTATAGACTTTTTCCGGAACACTAACATTTGTTGCAGATACTTTTGTACTTTTAATCATTTGTTTTTCCTTTAAAATATCATACTGTAAAGTAATGCTCTGTTTCTATTTACTAGTTCTCCGGTTCTAGTACCGTTGGTAAAGAACACACCTGTTTGACCTAACTGTTCTTCATTGTGATAAAGAATAGTTGATTCGTTTACATATGCTGGAGTAACTGCAATTTTTTCAAGTTCAAGTCCGTAGTTAAGTTTAACTTTACCTGTACCTTGTGTTCTTAAAAAGATATTACCGTTAGTATCGTTGTTTGTTATTTCGTTGTTAATAAATTCAAGGTTTTGTATTACTGCTCTATTGGAATAAAATTGAGCACCTAGTGAACCATCAACAATTACTGAAATAGCACTTTCTCCAAAGGAACTATATCCAGTATTGTCAATCAAGTAAGTTAATGCACCACTAACATCTTTATCAGTAACAATGACCCTTGTGTCATTATCAATAATTTGGAATGTTGGATTATCTCTAATAGCATCGTCAACGTATTTCTTATTAGGAATATCGTCGTCGTGTGTTACTTGATCTTTATAGTTTGTGGTACCAATGACTTTTACAACACCTAATCCTGAACCTATAAGGGTTAAATCTCCCCCATCTGTAGTGTCGCTAGTTGTAATAGTTTTTAATCTTAAACTACTATCAGTAAAGTTGTAACTACCACTGTTACCTTTTGCAATGTTAAACGTGTCATCATTTTCATCGTAAAAAAATGAAGCAGGCGTTTCGCTTCCTCTATCAATCTGTATACCAGCATATCTTAAAGAAACTCCAGCACCTGTTTCACCATAATTTAATTCGATAATGTTATCGTTAACATTTAGGTTTTCAGCTTGGACAGTTAGTGTATCACCCTCAACAACTAAGTTGCCTGTGATTCGTACTTCACCGATACCTGCTCCAGTATCAAATTTTACATTTGACCCTTCACCTGTCTTAATCGTGTAATCACCGTTGGTTTGTACTAACTGTGCCATTAACTATATTCCTATACGTCTTCTAATGTTAAAACGTTTGTAGTTGAGTCATCACTAACAGACCACTTGTATCTGTTGTTACTAAAGTCTGTAGCAATTCTGTTTGACATTTTCATAACGTTAACTGCTTGACCGTTATAGTAACCAATGATTACCATTTCGCCTTCAAGCACAGCAGAAGAATCAGTAACTTTATTTACAAGTTTACAAATTGCTTCTTCGCCTGAGTCATTACCGTGAACTAAAAATCTGCGTGAAGATTTTTGTTTAACGATATAAACATCACTACCGCCATCTGTAGCATTAACAATAATGCCGCCGATAAACGCTGCTTCAACTGGAATATGAGGTGTTGCGTCAACACCCAATGCACCGAAGTATTTCTTATTAATTGGTCTTCCCATTTTTTTCTCCTTAAGTTTGACGTTCTAGGTCTACGCGGTTGGTTTTCCGCATAAGTCCGCCGTTGTCAGCGGCACACTTTTGACACAAGTATTTATCTTCTGCTAAGGATTGCTAGTAGTTCTTGTTGTCCAACAGTTTTAAGAAGAACGTTTATATTGTCTATTTCTGCTTGAGCTCGTTCTAAATGTATATTACGCTTAGTTTGACGATGCATAATCATGTGCTGACTATGATTATCAATGAGCTTTTCTAGTGCTTTGGATAACTGACGAACATCGTGTTTGAACATAGAATGGTTCTTGTTCCATTTTTTCACCTGTTCTCTTAATAAAGAGAAGTCTTTGTCGTCTTTTATCTCCATGCTAGTATTATATAGTATTTTGGACAGTTAGTCAAGAAAAAAGACACCGAAGTGTCTTTTTAATATAGCAAAACAGGTAGGACTTGGGTACACCTACAAGCACGGACCTGAATACCATTCTGTTCCGTACAACCTAACCCCGCTAGTGACTGCGATGTGATACTGCCTATCTCTAGTACAGCACCTGGGTACCACCCCTGGTTAGTCAAGTTCAACCCTTCTGGTAAAGGCTTCTTCCTTGCACTATAAACAAAAGTTAATTACTCTTTTGTTGCTATATTATTAATATAACACAAAATAAGTATTTGTCAACCTCTTTTATTTTGGACAAAATTTAGTCATAAAAAAAGGGCGATATAAAAATACCGCCCTTTAGTAGATTTTTTAAATCTTTACTTGCTTACGCAAATCTTAGGTTAGCTGAAGTAACTCCAACTTTTCCTAAGTAGTCAGCTGCATTACCAAGAGATGATGCAGTGTTTGTTAACTCTACATAACCATATCTTGTCATGAAACTTACAACTGGCTCAAATGTACCTGGATCAAGTACAACACCGCTTGACATCAAAGGAATGTATGGGCAGTAGAACGCAGGTGCGTCTGATTCCGAAGAACCTTTGTAACCGATCAACACATCGTCATCAGTTGCATAACCGTTTACGTACACACGCATTGCACTGTTTAAAGTTCCTACAAACTTAGTGTTTGTTGGTGCTTCAAAAGTACCTTCAGTTGTTCTTGCGAACGCTGAAGTTGTAGCAGATTGTAACAACGTTAATACTGTTGGTGAAACAACAGCGTAGTTACCTGCGCCACGTCTTGTACGCTGTGCAATCAAGTTAGATACTCTATTGATTTGAACAGCTAAAGCAGCATGTTCGTCACCAACAAAAGTAGCAGTACCTGACACTGCACCTTGGTCGTAAGTTAAAGCAGCCGTACCAGCAAGTGTTTTCAATGATTGAATAACTTCTTGGTCAATTTCAGCTGTTATTTCTTGTGCTAAAGCAGCCATTACTTCTGCTTCGATGTCAATACCCTGTTGAGCTTGTGCATCTTGAGCAGCTTCAAACGTCCAACGAGCACTCAATTTACGAGTTTTCGCTTCGACAGTTTGTTTCAAGATTTGAATGCTTAGTCTGTTTCCAGCTACACCTTCTAAAGCTGCTGTAGAAGCTGCTTTATCATTAGTAGCACCAGAATAACCTTCAGCGATCTTGAAAGGTGATAGTGCTTCGTCACCTGCTGTAGTGTCAGTTCCACTTGTAGAGTCGAATGCATCAGCATAACGTACTCTTAGTGTGTGGATTTGACCAACAGGTCCAGTCATTGGCTGAACGCCAACTAGTTCATTAGCGATGACCGTAGGCATCACACGTCTGATCACTGGAAGGATCACACGGTTTAGTGTTGCAACGTTACCGGCAGAAGTAGCACCTGCAGTGGCAGACTCGTTCAAATACGTGCGGGTATTCTCTAGAGTTGTTGCCATAACAGTACGCTTGTTACCTTGAAGTCCTTCTAAAAGGGCATCTTTGGTTTCTGACCAGCGACTTTCTAGTAGTTGTGACATTGTTTTTCTCCTTAAACTTTTAAGCCCGCAAGCCTGCGGATGTCAAATATCTCAGCAGTTTTTTCTCCACTGCTAATTTGATTGCCTTGTGCTTTATCGCCTGTTATTTCTTTTGCCTCTGTCAACGCCACTTTAGATGGAGCACTTCCTTCCATTACAGAAGAAATATACTTGTCATAAGCTGCGTGTAATTTATTAGTCTGTACAGATTCTAGTAACTCACTCATTACCTCACGCTTCTCTGCTGCAAGAGGTCCTAGCAATTCTGCCATTACATCTTGTCTAGCTGCGCTATCTTTGATACGAGCAATCTCTGCATCTCGACTTTCCACTAACTCTTTAGATTCTGCAACAAACTTTGCTGCTTCTGCTACTTCAGTTTCTTTCTGTTTTACAACTTTAAGAAGTTTAGAAGTTTCAGATTTTTCATTTAAATGGCTAGTAGCGTATTCACTTGCGAACGATTCAAAAAGTCTACGACCAAAGTCGTTTTCTCTCGCTGCCTGAATATCCTCTTTCAATTGTACCATTTCAGATTTAATACCTTTCGATACTGTACCTTCAACGATTTTCGATGCTTTATTAATAAAGTCTTTCTTAACTTCTTCAAATTTAGCCTTGCTATCTCTAACAAGTTTAACTTTGGTTTCTGCTAAGTCTTTCTTATCAGCATGGAATTCAGCAATTTCTTTCGAAAGTGCATCAACAATAAAAGATTCAAGTTTGGCTACGTTACCTGCAACTGCTTTACGATCTTCACGAAGTTCTGCTAATTCATTCTTAAGATTTTTAAGAACAAATGCTTCCATAGCTTTTGAATCTTTTACGATTTTATTAGCATATTTTGCTTTAGCTTCAATAAGTCCTTGGCGGTCTTCAGCAAATTCAGAAAGCTCTGCTGTAATTCTGTCAGCCAGCATTTTCTCAACTGCTTCAACCATCGCGGTCTTATCGTGTTCGTACTTCTGTGCATATTCTTCACGCAATTGTGTAGTAACATTATCACGGTTTTCTTGAACGGTTTTTTCCCAAGCGGTCTCAATTTCCGACTTGACTTCTTCGGAAATCACATTGTTTTCAAATAGTTGTTTTACAAACTCTAGCATTGTGATTCTCCTACGCTTTATTTAGACTTGAAATAAAATTTTTCAAGCTCTCTGCTATGTATCTTTGTGCCTGTTGGTCGCCTTGTACTTCTTGTGCCACTTGAAATGCCTTGTAGCCACCTTGTGCATTCATAAGGTGTTCGTAAACTGGTGTTGGATATGCTCCCGGGGCAGATGGTTGAGCTACAACGTCAACAGTAATAATTTCAAATCCTTCAACATTACCGTTTCCGTCAACTTCTCCCGAACCTCTACTTGAGACTCCCAACTTGACTCCTGATTCCAACATCGATGAAACAATTTGTCCCATCGGCGTTGGTAACATTTTAAGTTTTCCGTAGCCATTTGGACCATCCATCCACATTTTTGTAATCATGTGACTGACCCTGTCCAAATTGATGCGTAAATCTTGTGGGTGATCAACTTCACCTAGCACTGAATACCCCCCAGAAATCTGTTCGTTGAGCGTCTTGACAGCCCTATCAATTTCTTTAGAAGAATAAACACGCTGATTAGCGTTACGAATGTCACCTTGAATACAGATGCCACTCAAATGTAACGACTTACCATCCGCCTGCTCATCACGCTCAATTACGATTTTAGCCTGATCGAAGCTCAGATGTTCTGCTAGTGTAGTTTTCACTTATAGTCTTCCTTTTTACTATCGTTTGCTACGGAAAATCGATTGCTTGTTATCAGCTGATTCACCTGCACCTTTTTTCTCTGCACCATGACCTTTTTGTGCATTCATTTTAGTTGCATTCTTTGAACCAGGCGTGTTAACGTTGCCCATATTCTCTTCTTTAGGTGTAATGTCTGCTAGTCCACCGTCGTTTTTACCTGAGTCATCGCTGCTTTTAGCAATGTTAGCACTAGTTCCGCCCATGTCGTTTTTCATATTATCAACGACTGACTTCTTGTTGTCTGAACTTTCAGCTGAACCTTTTGTTTCAGCACCGTGTCCGCCAGCAACTTTTTCTACGTACTCTCTAAACGTGTCTAACTCATCAACTTCTGGAGCAACTGCTGCGTCAACAGCTTCTTCTGCACCCATGTCTGGCATGTCATCGCTTTCGCCTTCTTCGCCATCTTCACCTTTGATTTCGTCAAATTTTGCTTGTAACTCATCAACAATTGAATCTAAGTCTTGGAATAACTCTTCTGGCTCTTTTTCGCCTTCTTCTGAGTCTGCATCAACTTCTGATTCTAAATCGTCTGTAGCGTCGCCACCCATATCAGGCATATCGTCTTCGCCTTCAATTGCAACGTCTTCAAACTCTTCGTCGACTTCTTCGTCTTTTGAGTCTTCTTTAACTTCGTCTTCGTCAGTAGCTTCGTCAACTTTGTCTTCTGCGTCATCATCTGATGCTTCATCAACTTTATCTTCTGCATCATCATCTTTAGATGCTTCGTCAACTGCTTCGTCTTCGTTGTCGTTATCTGAAGTTTCGTCTACTTCCTCATCTTTCATTTCTTCTTCAATAAGGTTTTCGTAGATTTCACGTGATTTAGAAACCACGTACTCGTGAAATAATTCTTCTGCTTTTTCTTGGTTATCATTAACCAAGTTCTCAAGCATTTGTTCTAATGTAGATTTATCTGCCATTTTTGTTCTCCTTGAAATTATCGGTAAGGCTGTTTGTTATATATTTACATAATTGTTATAAAAATAGGGTTAAATGGTAGTATTTTGACTCATTCTGTGTTGATATATAGTTCCTTCAAAGGTATTGTCAAAATCACGCAAACTAATATGCTTTAGATTAGTATGCTGCGGACCTAGTTTATCTGGTATAAATGCACCATCTTCAATGATTCTATAAAAGGTTGTCTTGGTAAATTCCTTAATAACCTTCTCTGTTTGACTTAACCAGTTGCCAAAAAACGTTGCAGAATCAGTGGTTTTCTTGTAATTAAAGGTGTCTGCATATACATTATTAAACTTTCCTTTAAGTCCTTGATAGTCAAAACCAGCGATATAAACGTGTCTGTGTCCGTTTTGAGCTGCAAACCATAGTGCTGTTGGGCCACTACTCCATCCTTTGTGTGGACTAAAAAAGTTAATACCAGTATTAGTTTTAATACCTTTATTAGGATTAGTCCAAACTGTACCCTTTTGATGGTAGTTTGCTTCGATCATCTCATTAACCATTTTAACATCTACTGCTACAATGTAATGAGGATCAAATTCTCTATATTGTGCATTACAACCATACACTGTGCCAACTTTTAAAAGTTTTTCACAGTCAATAGCTCTACGGCTCATGCCGTTGCCTAATACAAATGCTATATCTTTGTGGAGTTTTTTATTCTTCTTGCTCAAGCTTCGCCCCATACATTTGTCTAATAAAATCTAGCTCTGATTCTTTTTCAGCAACATGAGCTTCGGATTGTAATCTTAATTGATTAATTTGACGTAATGTAAGGCGTATTTTTCTAGTGTCATCTTTTTCAAGGACGTCATCGTCTTTCTTATTGTCGTAACGACGGTCAACGGAAAAATCGTTTACGTCATCGTTAAAATATAAAAATTCTTTCAAAAGCATACTAGTATTTATTAAACTGCAGGAGTTTCTGCAGTTTCTCCACCACTTACATCATCTGCCGGAGGTGCTTCAGCTGGCGCTTCTGCTTCTTCGGCTGCACCGTCTGTTGCCATCCCCGTAGGCGTTACACCTACCGATCTTAACTCCGCACCAGCATCACCTGGTTCTTGTAAGTTACCGGCATTTTCTTCTTTCCACATTTTTTCATTTTCCACAATTTCTTCTTGTGATAAACCTAAGTAACGTTTCATTGCAAAACGTTTACTTAAATGCGGAATTGCATCTACTACACTAAAAATATTCGCTCTGGTAGTATCAAGTTCTGCTTGTCTGTATGCTGCAAAGTTTTGTGGTGGTTGGAAGTTAATGTTAAACAGTGATGCATCAATGTTATAGCCGTTACCGTCTAACCAAAGTTTAAACTCTTTGTCAAACGCTTCACACATAATGCTTTGAAGTCTTTCGCAATATTTGTTAAATCTTAATTCTTGGATATATGCTGTTCCTACTTTACCGTCTGAAACAGTGTTTGCTTGTTCATCAATTGATGTTGGCAAATAACTTGCTGGAATACGTAAAGCTCTAAACAGTTTGTTAGTAAAGTATTTTAAATCTGTAATTTCACCTAGGTTAGTTCCGCCCGGTAATGTTTCAACTTTAGAACCTCTTCCTTCTGCTGTTTGTGGGAAGAAGTAATCTTCGTTAGTTGATAACGGATTATAACTTGCATCAATAACACTTGTTCCACCGCCTGTTGAACTAGGAATACGTCTTTGTTGTATTTCGTTTTTAACTTTTTCAACAAAACTCATTGCCATGTGTGCAGGCATGTTACCTACATCAACATAAAAAATTCTTCTTTCAGGAGCACGTTGAATTCTATAAATGATAATTGCATCTTCTAGTAATTCTTTTTGCTTGTAAACTTTAAACACACTTTCAAGTAATGAATTACCAAATGGGTAATTGTTGTCTAAGCCTTCACTTAAAGAAATATGTACAATGTGTTTTGCATCTACAGTAATTTCATTTTGTTGATTTTGAAAACGTGTGCCTGTTGGCTGTGCTGCATCACCTACCATACCTCGGCCAAACCCACCGCCGCTTGTGTATGAACTAGTTCCGCTTGGTGCTGTGTTTGTTGTACCGTGTGGTGTTGTTGCAACTAAATCTTTAAAGTTAAAGTTAATATCTTTGATTACATATTGCTCTGGAATTTTTCCTGAAGACTCGTTAACAATAATTTTAGAAACTTTTGCGTTGTCAATATAAAGTAATTTTTTAGTTTCTGGATCTCTTAGAAAGAATGCATCGCCGTACTTGAAAGTGTTACGCACAATACGAAACATACGTGTTTCAAACTGTTGTGACTTACTCCACTTCTGCATTGCTTCTTTAAGAAGTTTAGTTTCAGTACCGGAAGGTTGTCCTCTAAAGTTAAAGTTAAAATTACTTAAATTACCGCTGTCTTTTCCTGTACAAAATTCTGCAAGAATATCTAGTGCTGCGTTTACTTCTGAATCCATGTCCATAGTGTCGTACTGCATGTATTTTTCAATACGATTTGGACTACCGGCATATACGTCTGGAAGATAAGAACTGTAGTTTGAACGTGCAGGTCCAGGACGACCTCCACCGCTTATTGGGCTGTAACTACCCGAATTATTATCAACTGCTACAGGTGTAAAATATTTTTTCCAACTCATATACTTTCTTTATGCCCTTGTCATGTTCATTTCTTCTATTGCATCCAAAATACGATATTGGACTTTTAATGTCTCAGATTGCATCTGTAGACTTGCTTCTGTATTTAGTGCAGTAGATGTTGACGCTTCTTTTTCTGACTTTCCAGGAACGTAGTCTGGATTGTCCATTTTCTTTTGGCGAAGTGCATCTTCAGCTGCAACATCTAACGCATTTTTTTCATATCCTGCTTCAACAAGGGGTCCATCGCCTACACCCCTAGCACTGCTAACTTGTCCAATTGGATTAAAAGTTCTGCCGCCTTCTGGTTTTGTTAAAAAGCTCTCGTTATTTTTGGCAAAACTTTTTAGTGTACTTTCTGCATTACTTAAATCTTGTTTGACGTCTAGCTCTTCTTCTAGTTTGTCATTAAGTTTACCAGTATTAAATGCTGCATCATCTGTTTTACCAGCTACACCTTCTGCTGCACGGGCGAGCTTTTCAAACTCAGCATCTAGTTTGCTCTGAAGTTCTTTATCACGATCCTTACGTTCCTGTAATCTTATTTCATCAATCTTGTCCTGTTCTGCTTTGTTAATTTTTCTATTAATTGCTTGTTTTTTATCTAATGTTTCTCTAAGCAGTTGTTGTTCTGCTTTCATTAAATCAATTTTTTCTTGTCTTATTGCCTGTTCAACTTCTTCTTCATCAGATGTACCAATTGTTACCCAGTCTATCCATTTCTTTAAATCAAGCATCAATTCTGAGAAACCAACACTAAATTGTCCCAACTGATATTTGAACTCATCCATGACGTCTCCAACTGATGAAAAGTCATTCCAAAAGTCTATAAAGCCTTGGCGTAAATCATGTATTTTTTGAGATAATTTTGAAACTAAATCAGCAAATGGAGTAATGATTGGTTCAAATGTATCGCCAAACCAATTCAATCCATCCATTGCCCAATTTAGTGCCGTTTTAAAACCACCTAATAAGAAGCCGCCGACTGCTGCAAGTGCATCATATAGACTGTTTGCTATGTCTTTGGTATCACCAAATACTCTAGACACAGCATCTATAGGTGGTCTAAGAGTATCTTCTAGTGCATCTTTGGTTGAATTAAATGCACCTATTAAGTTTATTCCAACTATGTTTGCCAAAGGTTCCATAACATTTGACACATATCCAACTGCTTTTGCCATCAACCTAAGCGGTGCAGTAACAAAATTAACAACTTCTCCAAGTGCTGTAAATCCCCAACCTAATATAGTAATTGCAGGATTAAGAACAGCACTAATAATATCTACCACAGGCATAATAACAGCAAATAGACCTTCTAATATAGGAAATAAAATCTTTTCTGAAAAAGCAGCAATCATTTCAAATGCACCCATCATGGTATCCATAATTCCTGTTGATGCTAACAGTCTGGTAAACGTTTGACTTATTTCATTAATACGTCTGCGCATTGCTTCCATAGCACTCATTTGCCCATCGGTAGCTTTTGCATTTTCATTTTGTGCATCAGTTCCTTTAAGTAATGCGTCAGTCTGAATGTTACCTGCGTTAACAAGGTTCATATAATGTTCAGCCATTTCAGCATCATATCTAGCAACGTCTCTAAATCTGCCTTTCATTTGTTTGCCTTCTTGAGACATCAAATTGTTTAATTCATTCCTTTGCTTCAGACTGATTGTGCCTCCAGCTTCTGTAATTTTTGCAAACTCCATCATCATTTTTGCTGACTTAGGCATAGTTGATGCAAACAATTGAGATTCTTTTGTTGTTGCACTTCCTGTAGTAATAATATCTTTAGCAATATTTCCTAATTCGGGAGATATTGCTGTAAGGCCTGTTATGGTATTCCTAAACGAATCAGCAGCTTCTACTGTCATGCCTGAAATTTTTGCTTGGTACTGGCCGTCTGTTAATAATTGTGCTTGTGCATCTTCAATTTCACTTCTTTCTCTACCTGTTGCTTTTGCAAGTAGATCAATTTCCTTCATATAATCTGCTGATGCTTTTGTTAACTGTTTTGTTGACATGCCTTGCAGTTTACCAGTTCTACCAAGTAAGGTAGTATAACGTGCCATGCTTTCATTTACCTGTACAGTTGTGAAACCCATGTTGTTAAGTTCACGCATAAACCCGCTCTTACGCATATCTTTAGATAACGCATCAAAACGTTTACGTCCTGTTTCAACATCTCCGCCTAGTAGCCTAAATGCATCACCATTTTTTCTAACAAAATTACTGTATTCGTTTATTGTCATACCAGCTCTACTTGCAGCATTTGACATTTCAAAAACACTGCCGCCAAACGTTGCTCCGCTGTTTGTAGCATTCTGTGTTGCATTAACTAATTTTTCAGTTGCTTCTGCTGCTGACGCAAATGTTTTACCTAATAAAGGAACTTTAGATGCTGCACTAGTAACGTTGTTGTCTAAATTTGAAAAACCAGCTAAATTAGCTGATATAGCGTTGCTCATATCGACAGCAACTTTTGCAGCAAAAGCAACACCTGCACCAAATTTAGCAACTGCACCCGCGGCTTTGCCGAAGAATGCGCCTAATTTACTAGAATTACTTGCTGCTGCACCTTGTGCTTTAGATAGTTTATTAGCCGCTGCTGCTGCTTCATTTTGACTTTTTTGGCCTGGACCTTTTTGTCCACCGAGTTGCTTCAGTATTGCCTGTAGAGTAGCTTCAGAAGCCGCATTATCCGCTTCTACTTGTCCAACTCCGGGTATGTCGATCATTACTGCCATAATTTATTTTTGTCCAGTTAACTGCGCATATAAATAGTTATACTAAGTATGCAATATATAATGTATTTACCGGAGATAAAACCATGGCAGAACAAAATGTATCAAATGATGCAAAAAAAGATGAGCAAGTTGATATTGCTCCAACAGTAGCAGTTACACAGGCGCCTGCAAATCCACTAAGTGGGTATTATAGACAGCCTAAAATTTATATTAGATTACCATCAGGTGGAGATTACTATCCTGAAGGAGCATTAGATCCAAGCGAAAACGGAGACTATGCTGTCTATGCAATGACTGCAAAAGACGAACTAATGTTAAAAACACCAGATGCTTTACTTTCAGGAGAAAGCACAGTAGAAGTTATCAAGAGTTGTGTACCTGCCATTAAACAACCTTGGATGATGCCTACCGTTGATCTTGATGCGGTACTGGTTGCAATTAGAATTGCTACTTACGGTGAAGAAATGGATGTTTGGGCTAATTGTCCAAAATGTAAGGAAGAAAACAAATACACAATACCTTTAACACAATACGTTAACCAAGGTAAAACAGAATGGAAAGATAAAATTCAAGCCGGTGACTTAATTTTTGATCTTAGACCTTACAACTATAAGCAAATGACTCAGTCTAATATTAAAGCTCTTGAAGAACAAAGAGTATTTGCTATTGTCAATGACGAGGAAATGTCAGACGAAGAAAAAATGATGAAGTTTCAAAAAAGTTTTGTTAAATTAACAAACATGACTATTGATACTATTTGTAATGTAGTTGTTGCTATTGAAACACCTCAAGGTAAAACAGACAATGCAGAACAAATAAAAGATTTTCTTACTAACTGTGATAAATCAGTCTTCCAAGATCTTACAGATCATTTAGCAGATATTAAAGGTAGACAAGGTATTCCAGATCAACATGTTAAATGTGAAGCCTGCGCCCATGAATTTGATTTACCAGTAACAATGGATCAAGCAAATTTTTTCGCAGACAGATCCTGACCCTGCCCGTTTCAGAGATCGTTGAACTATCCAATAATTTAGACAAGGAAGCAAGGGCACTTAAAAAAGACATTCTACAAATCTGCTGGTATATGAGAGGAATGGATTATACTGC